TCCGGGGACAAGGTCGCCCTGGGCGAACGGCAGGCGCAGCACGTCGGACCCGACCCCCTCCAGTATGGGGTTGAGCGCTTCGACCAGGCGGCGGGCGAACGTGCGGACGATGTTCGTCAAAGGGTCGGTCGCCCGGTCCAGGTTCGTCGTGAGCCCGGTGCCGGTGTCGAGCCCGCCGGTGCGGCCCGCGGTGGCCATGTCGGTCATCGTCTGCGCGAACCGGGTGTGCATGTCCCGGCTGATCCGGTCGACGTTGGCCGACATGGTCTGCCAGGTGGCTGCGACCTGGGCGCCCATCGTGGCGGTGGTCTGGTTGATCTGCGCGGCGGTCTGCGCCGTGGACGCGGTGAGCGTGGCGCCGAGATTGGTGGTCGTCGCGGTGAGCGCGGCGGCGAGGCTGGTCACGGTCGACTGCTGGTCGGCGGACATGGTGTTGACCGTCGCGGTGGTCTGCGCCGCCATCCCCGCATAGGCGGCGCGGGTGTCGGCGCTCATCCCCGCCACCGTCGCCGACGTGGAGGCCGCCAGGCCGTTCCACGTCGCGGTGCCCGCGGCGGCGAAGCTCGTCAGGTCGCCATCCGCGGTGTCGAGCGCGGCGGTCCAGTCGGCCGACGAATCGGCCGCCGTTTTGAACGAGTCGGCGGCGGCGGCGGCGAACAGGTCGAACGGCCCCGTGTCCAACCCGCCACCCCCGCCGAGGCGGCCACCGGCGGCCATGCCGAGGCCGAGGTCGGCCAACAGCTCGGCGGTCAGCTCGAGGGCGTTGGACCGGTAGGCGGGGTCGGTGGGGATGACGAACTCGTCCCACGGACCCCCCTCGCCGACCAGGGTTGGCCGGTGGGTGCGGAACCCGCGCTGCGCGCCGAGGATGCCACCCGCGGCTTTCCCCTCGAAGCGGGCGTTGATGCCCGTCGACTTCTGCTGCACCTGATCGAGCTTCTCGGCCCCGTCAACCTCGACTTTGACCTTGACCTTGTATTCGCCTTCGAGCTTGTCCATCTTCTTCTGGAGGTCGTCGACCTCGTCGGCGGCGGACGTGTACCCGGTCTGCTCCAGCGCCGTCTCGACTTTCTCCGGGGTCAGGTTCAGTTCGTCGAGGTAGTCGCTGACCTCTTTCTTGGTGAGCCCGTACTTCGACGCCTGGTCCTCGAGGTGTTTGTTCTGCTTCGTGACCTTGTCGACGATGTCCTCGCTCGTGAGCCCCTGGTCGCGCATCGCCTTGATGTTCGACTGGATCTGCCCGGCGACACTTTCGAGGGCTGAGCGGTTGTTCTGCCCTGCGGTGGTCGTCCGGTCGAGGGTGGTGCCGTTCTCTTTCAGCGACGAGGTGAGCGAGTCGACCGACTTGTAGAAGCTGGTGGTCGACTGCTCCAGGTTCAGCCCTTTACCGAGGTAGTTGTCGAGTTCGCTGTTGACGTCCTTCAGGCCGGTCTGGGCGTCGTCCAACTGCATTTTGAGGTTCGCCAGTTCGTTGGCGTAATCCTTGGTGTAGCCCTGCGCCTCGAACTTCTTGACGTTGGACTGGCGCTGCGCCTCCATCTCCAACCCGTATGCCTCGCCGACCTCGAAGAGCTTGTTCTCGAGGTTGTCGTGCGCGGCCGTGACCTTGTCGATGTTGCCCTCCATCGCAAGGTTCTTCCACACCTCGCCCCACGTTGTCGTCGGGTCGATCCCCTCGGTGATCAGGTTCTCCGCGAACGTCTTGAGGTTGCCGGTTGTCTCCTGCAACTTGACGTCCATCATCGACGCGTCGAGAACCCACCCGTTCGCCACTTCGCTGCTGACTGTTCGCAGAATCTGAAGTTGACGCTGTATGTCCTCCAGCTTCGTGAAGTTGTCACCGCTGAGTTTCCCGACGAAGTCCTCGGCGAACGCCTTCCCGGCCGCCTCCGCTTTGTTGGCGAACAGGCCGAACCCCTCGGTCGCGGCGAACGCGACGATGAGCCCGACCGCCCCGACGGCCAACCCCAGGCCCGGCATCGCGGCGGCGGCGGACGCCGCCACGCCGGTCATGTCGAAGATGGCCTGCGTGACCTTCTGGACGGCGTCCACGATGAGCTGCTTGTTCATCAGCAGCAGCGCCCCTGCGACGAGGCCGATCTGTGTTGCCGCCGGCCCGAGCACGTCGCGGAGCTGACCGACACCCCACGCCATGAGGCCGAGCGTGGCGACGATCGGATGGTTGTGCAGCGCCCACAGGGCGATCGTCAGCCCGCCGACGACGATCGGGGCGGGACCGAGGGCACCGAGGAAGGAGCCGACCATTTCGATGACGTCTCTGAACACGGGGATCATCGGGCGGAGAACGTCGAACGCGAAGTTGAACACGGCGACCGCCAAAGGTTCGACTTCCACCTTCAACGCGTTGAAGAGGGTGCGGAGCTGCCCGAGCGGGCTGGAGGTGTCCCGGGCGGCCTGGCTGATCGTGTCCGACCCGCTGGCGATCGTCTCCGCCAGGTCCTCGAAGCTGAGCTTTCCTTCACGCACAGAGCGGGCGAGCGCCGGGCCGGCCCTTGCGCCGAAGACGTCGATGGCCGCCTGGGTGGCCCGGACGTCGGACTCGGCGTTGCGGATGGTGTCGAACGTGGTCCGCAGTAACTGGTTCGCCGGTATGCCCTCATCGGCGGCATTGCGGACCGCCCGGGCGAACCCGGACATCGCGGCCGTGGCCGGCAACCCGTTCTTCTCCAGCAGACCCAACAGCGCGGCGGCGTCCTCATATCCGAGGCCGACCTCCCGCAGGATCGGGCCGTGACGGCTCATCGCGTCGGCAAGCTGGCCGACCGAGATCCCCGTCTCCTGGTGCGCCCGGAACAGGGCGTCCAACTTGGGGATCTGGTCCTCGGCCGAGACCCCCCAGTTGTTCATCAGCTTCTGTGTCGAGGAGAGCACCGAGCCGAGGTCCTCCCGGGTGATCCCTGCGAGGCGCAGCGTTGTGCGGGCCGTGTCCTCCAGCGTTTCGCCGGTCAGCCCGGACTGGCGGTTCAGTTCGATGATCGTGTCGGTGACGGCCTGCATGCCCTCCGGCCGGGTCGCGAACACCGCCTTCATCGAGTCCTTCAGCGAGTCCAGCTCCTTGCCGGTCGCCCCCGTTTCCCGCCGGATCGTGTTGTAGGACTGCTGGAAATCACTGCCCAATTTGAACAGGGCGGCGCCGGCCGTCGCCGCCAGGGCAGCCGCCCCGCCGAGCCCACTGGTGAGCACGGCGGACGTGTCCTTCATCGTCTTCTGTGCGCCCTCGATCTGCTTCTCGATCTTGTCGAGCCCGGAGGTGAACCCGGACGTCTCCGCGGTAAACCGGGTGACGAGGGTGGCGATCGTGCTCACCGGTCGCTCCTACGGAGCCGGCCGAAGAAGCCGCGCATCTTGTCGGCGACGTCGAGGGGGTGCGGCGGGGGTTTGGTGACACCGTTGGCGGCGGCCCAGTCGGGGATGAAGTCGTCAGGCTTGTACGCCTGCGGTTTCTTCTTCGAGTCGCGGTTGGCGTTCGCGACGACCGACGCGACGAGCGCGGCCCGCCAGTCGAACCGCCTGGGGCCTATGGGGCCGTCGAGGCGTTCGTAGGCTTCGGCTTCGGCGAACTCGGCGCTCGACATCCGCTGCTGCAGTTCCCCTATGGGTATGCCGTAGGCGAAACTGAGTCTCCACCATCGGAGCCGTTCAGGTCGCCGCCCGAGTTTTTTGCCAACTCGTCCACGTCCTCGTTCGTGAGCCCGGAGAGGTGCTGGCATTTGTCCCATATCCGCTGCAACGCGGCGGCGGATTTCATGCCGAGGGCGATGGCGTCACGATCACTGAACACCCGCTCCCCGTTCCCGTCGACAATGCACAGGGCGGCGAGCTTCGCCCTGGCGTTCGTCCACACCGTCGTGCGCCGCCCCCGGCCGTTGTCGCGCAACATCGACTCCTCCCAGGCGTCGCGCTCCGACCCGGTTAGCCCGCGGATGCGGACGACGGCGGGCGGACCGTCCTTCGGTCCCCATTCGGGGATCTCGATCACCTCGTAGGACCGGTCGTCCAAATCGAGGATGTCGGTTCGGGACAGGAACCGGACGATGTCGGTCGGCGCCCCGGTGGCGTCCTCGATGTCGTCGACCTTCCCGTTGTTGGCCTGCGCGGTGTCGGTCATGCGACCTCGCCGCCGGCCGAGTCGTAGATGCCGCCGGTGTCGAAGGACTGGGAGACGTGCATCGTGCCGGGACCGGTCGTCCCGACGGTGAGCGTCGGCCGGCCCGACACCTGCATCGTGATGTCCGCGGTCATGGCGTCGTTCACCGGGATCGACCGGCTATAGCCGGTCACGGAGCCGAGGAACTCCTCGAAGGTGCCGTCGGCGTACCGGATACGCCACGGCGAGTTCCCCGCCGCGTA